TATTAAAGTTTCTGCCATCTAGGTCAGCATCAACTAAAAATGACTGTAACTGTAAATCACCATCTAAATCGCCATAATCTCTTGTAGGTGGCACTCTCCATAAAAAGCTAGTGTAAATCTGTACAACATTTTTGCAATGATTGTCTACTGGTGTATGCCTTATTCTAGCATCATATTCTTCTGGTGTTTCTAAAATGTATCTATGTAAGTAATAACCATTTCTGTAATCATTACCCCCTAGATAACTTCTAATGTAAAATTCCCAATTAGAAATATTAGAGTGCCATAAATCATGTTTGCTTTTTAGAAATTCTTTGTCCATTAACTCCACCTCTTAGGAGGGCTTGCAACAAAATTCCGTCTAAGGGGAAAGTTTAACTCTACTAAATAACCAAGAGCATCATTCATATGGTCGTACCCACTATCCTTATCTGGTATGTGTGTTCCCTCTTTGTATATCTGTCTTTCTATGCTTTTAATTACATTTTTGCAAGAATTTAGAATAAACAGATTGTTTTTACCATTAACATTTTTAAGTTTTGAATTAACTGAGTTAATCCTATCCCTCACAAGAGGTGCTGTATTTCTACATTTTACATCAAATCCTGCATTTTTCAATATACTTATGTCAGTAAATCCTCCTGCTGAGGTTTTTCTTTGTCTAGCACTGGGGTCTGGGTAAACTATTATCTGTTTATTTGGGTATCTATTTCTTATTTCTTCACACATTTCTTGAGTATTTGAAGAATATATTTGTATTTCATCAATAACTACTATTGTTTCATTAATTACATAACAAACAACTGCTGTCATAGGGTCTACGTTAAAGTCTAAACCTATATGCAAGGTTGGGTATTGTTTATCAAATTTTTCAATAATATTTTTTTGTCTATTAAAGTTATAATAAATCATTCCAGAATAATTAACAAATGTAGCTTCATATTCTTGTTGGAATGTTCTTATATCTAAATCCTGTTTAGCCTGTTCTATTTCTTCATCATCTACTTGACCACCCTCTAGTGTAGTATATTTAAATGATTTCCAATCTTTATTTGTTTCTGATTGTTTAAATAATTCATAAGACCAGTTACCAAAACCTCTAGGACTGCCACAAAACAAAGCATGACCACCTGTGTCAGATAGCGTTGGTCTTAATACTTCATACCATGCTTCTTTATGTATATCTGCAAATTCATCTAATACTATAAAATCTAAGCCAACCCCTCTTAATGATTGCTCATTATCTGCACCTCTAAGAGTTATCTTTGAATTATTTCTTAATGTAATAGTTAAATCACTATTATTTATATTTTTAACCCATTTATGATGTATTAGTTTATCTTTTAGCTCTGACCAACATATTTGTTTAGCTTGTCTATACGTAGGTGCAACATACCAAACCTTTTGATTAGATTTACTCGCAAACTTAGCTAATTCATTAATAGCAAGATACGTTTTGCCAAATCTTCTGCCAGTAATAAGAACTCTAAAACGAGCATCATTATTAATAACTTCTGATTGTGGGTTGGTTAATGGCATTAACTAGTCCAAGGCAATGGTTCTTCTAATTGTGTTTCTTCTATCTTATCTTGTTGACCTAATAAGTTCTTACCTAAGAATATTTGCATAGTTACATTACCTTTGGTTGCTGATTGCCATTGTAACTGTCTTAGTCTCATTTTTTGCTCTGCTCTCCCTTTTGTCAGAAATTCCGAATAACTCTTTTCTAAAAGGTCTGCTGAACAGCCAAAAAAGTCTGCCATTTCTTTATTTGTACACCCTAATTGAGCTAATTTTTGTACTTGAGTTGTGTCAATATCATATTTTTTCGGTCTCGCCATAATCCTCTTTTTTCCCTTTGAGTTAAGGTAGATTTATTATTATTCAATTTTTATTTATTTTTCAATGTAATTTTGGAGCGTGTAGGTTAGTGTCGCACTACCGCTGTTATGATGGGATATCATTCATCGCCTGCTTTACACGCTTTGGATAAGGTTTTGATAATTTCATAATATCATTTTTGATATTTTTGTCTAGTGGCATTAAATATCTATGTTTGCCAGGAACATTTACAATGTAAGCATTAGTGTCAAGTTTTTTAGCACCAAAAATATTTTGTTTAACACCTTTAGACGCAATGCTTCTTGGGTGCGTTAACTTTCCTTTAATCATATAAAAATTATCTGGCTTACCTGCACCAGTATATAGCCAGTTTCCTGCCTGATATATGCCCCCATGATGCCCTTGTGATTGGTCTGCATATGAAACTACTAATTTTAAATTAGGGTTACTCTTTTTTAAAAATTTCAAGGCTATTGAAACAATCCTTGAAACAGAGCTTTTGTGTCTATTTAAAGCTATCCTTACCAATTCAACACATTCGGTTTGTTCTAATCCATATGGCATACCTAAATGCTTATTTGCCCCTCTACCAAATAAAACAACACCTATAAATTTTCCATCTTCCCAAGCACCTACTTTAACTAATTTTCCAACAGGAATAACACCAGAATAATGCCAATTTAAACAAGCATATTTAGCACTATCATATGTAGCCCAATTTATTTTAAGATTAGTTTTACTCATGTTCCCTTAAATCAAATTCTTTTTCACAATGTGGACAAGTAATCATTTTAGGGTCTAATTCATCTAATTTGCCTTGTTCATCAATAGTACCCTCATCAAATTCTTCTGGGTCAGCTAATAAATTATTAAGCTCTTCCTTATCAAAGCCTAGTTGAGTTAAATCAAAATCCATTTCTTGTAAGATACCTATTTCCATGTTTAAAAAATCATAATCCCAATCTGAATCTTCACTTAAACGATTATCTGCTATTCTATAAGCCTTTGCTTTAGCTTCTGATAAATCAGCAATAAATACTGGAACTTTTTTATAGCCTAACTTCTGTGAAGCCAATAATCTTGTGTGACCTACAATAACGACCATATTTTTATCTACAACTATAGGCTGTTGAAAGCCAAATTCTGACAATGAACTTGCAACTTTATCAACAGCTTGGTTTTTTCTTGGGTTGTTATGATAAGGAATTAACTTATCTATTTCTATTTCTTGGATATTCATTTAAACCTCAATAAGTATAGTTTTTATTTTTCGCCATTAAACCAGACGGAAATGGTCTATGGTCACCATTTCTATTTTTAGCCATTGTGTAATAATCCGTATAACAAGCATAATCAACTTTGCCTAATCTATCTAATTCAGCTAACTCTGGCGATATGTCCTCAAATCTACACCCATCATCTTCATATTTTCTGTTTTTAAGTTCTTCATGTATTTCTTTTAAATCAGTATAATTATCATTTATTCTGTTATATCTCATTTTGCCCTCGCTTGCTTAAGCATTTTAAAACATTCTTTTCGATTAAAATTATACCTATTTATCAGATACTTATGCAACTTTTTAATATTTGTTTTTGCCCTTATACAAAGCAAATACCCATAATAAAACCTTTGTATATCTTTTTGTAAATAAGCATCACCAATACATTGGAAAATGCTTGTGTTCCCCTTAATTAAGCTCATCATTCTTCACCTCATTTTTTGGGTACATTCTATCATGCAATTCTTTTCTTATATCCTCTAAATCGTAAATAGCATCAATTAAGCAATCCATTTGCAAAGTATCTGGCAATTCATGATAATCTTTTGTTAATCTTGGCTTCGCTTCACCAGTATTACAATTATAAACAATTCGTATAATTTGCATTTTTACCCCCTAAAATCTAAATATTGTTTAGCTTGTTCTTTTGTAAACTGCCCCTCACTTATTGCCCTTTCAACATCGCTAGGATACCTTTGAGCATAACCTTGGATAAAACTACTAGCTTTCTTGGCTTCCACAGCTTCTTTGAACATCTTTAATCTCATAACATAAGGGTCAGCAATACTTGTATCTTGTTTCTTGGGTTGCTCATCTTCATACTTTTTAGCCGATAACCAAAAGGCAGGTTGTTTGGCAAATTGTTTATCCTCTATGGAATTATAATAGTTTTTGTACATATCTGCCAGTTTTTCTGGTTGCTCTAGCCATTTTTGTTCGAGTTTAAGGTAGTTCTTTTCAGCTATGCCCTTGCTCACCTTATTGGGTATAATTTCCCAAAACTTTAAAAAATAAGAACTATAACTTAATTTATTAAGTTTAGGTATAGGTATAGGTATAGGTATGGGGGTTTCGTTTAGGTTATGGTTTAGGTTATGGTTTAGGTTATGGTCTGGGTTATGTTTAGGTTTATCGCTAGGTTTTTTTGGTCTACCACCTCGCTTACCATTTACCTTAGAAGTTTCTATTCTGTGAGTGATATACAAATACTCTTGTAACTGTTTTTCATTCTGATAATGACTGCCAATTAAAACAAAAAACTGCTCTAATATGTTTAAACAGCTTTGTTTCTCGCTATCAGTTATACAATTACCAATCCTATAATAAGTATTTTCATTGTTTAATATTCCAGAGCATCTTTTATTCCAGTTCCAACAAAGTAACCTAATATATATCCCTATTTCTTCATTTGTGAGGTGCTGAGTACCTGCAATAAAAGCATCTGTAAAAAGATACCAAGCATTTAATTTTTCTTTTGGTTTTGAATTTTCTTCAATAAACATAATTATCTCCAATCTAATTTGTTTTAATATATATAAATTAACCTAAAAGGAAACCTAATTTTTTATATAGGTTAAAATCCCCAAACTTCTTTTCTAGCATTTAAAACAGTTTCTTCTTTCCATATCCAGTTATCTGGATTGGGAATTAAAGCCATTTTAACATCATCTTTTGAATTAACATTTTTTAGAAAATTACCCATGACTTTCACAATATGCTTACAAATATTTAAGTGGTGGTCATATGTGGATAATTCTAGCTGTGTAAATTCAGCAGGTTTTGTTTTAGTAGGTGTTTTTAAATACCATAGCATTTGTCTTGCATTTGTCGCTCTATTATAAATAGCTTGTTGCATTGCATGACTAGTGCTTATTTGTGAGGGATTGGTCTTAGAAGTCTTTAAATCAATAAAGAAATCCTCTTTGGTGTTTTTATCTTCAAAATGAAAATCAGTAAAACCAACAAAAGGGATATCTTCAATAAATACCTCTACTTTCTTTTGATAGCCTAATAAATTCCATTGAAAAGCACGTTCCTTAAACTCACTAGCACCAAGTTCCAATAAAGGCACTAAGTTATTTCTTTCCTCATCTATTTTAGGGTCAGTTAACATAGAACAATTATCATCAAACTCAGCTATCATTTTTTCACTAGCTTCATCAAAAGACATACCATTTAAAATCATATTTAAGCCAGATTCAACAGCACTACCTCTATTAGCAGAAGCACCACCAAGAAATTCATAACCAAATATTCTTCTTAATGCCCATCTTTCTCGATAAAAAGCAAATTCATTAAGATGACTAAACGATAATGGCAATAAAGTATTACTGCCATCATCAAACTTTTTAAAATGTTCAATCATATCTTGTTGACCCAGTCATTTAAGTGGTCACGATTTATAATGATTTGTGCCTTTAAATCCATTAATTGGTCGTGAACATTGCTAGTCCTACCAAATACAATTAAATATTCGTTAATTGCCGATATAAGTTTGCTCATTATTTGAATGTCATTCATATGTTTTGCAATTATTTGTTCTTTAATGTAATCAGATTTATGAGTTTCTATTTCTAATTCTTCTTCACTTAATATTTTGTCTGACATTATTTGCTCCCTTTAATAAGGGTGTATTCAGCATATCTTTTGCCATTTTTACCAACTTGCATAACAGCTAATATGTCATATCCATATTTTCTCAAATTATAGATAATCGCACTAAGTCTAGTACATCTAAACTTATGTATAGCTTCCCATGATGTTAGTTTATTGCCTTGTTTTAGGTGGTGTAGTATTTGTTCTGTCTGGTTCATAACAATTCCTTTCTATAAATGTTTTGCCAGTTCTCTTTCATTAACAACCTTTGTTCTTAGGTCATCTCTAAAAGCCTTAAAGGATTCAAATCTTATCTTAGACCTGTTCCTTTCTTTAAGGGTTCTTTCGTATCTATCGAAATAGTCCTTAAATTTCGCATCTGAGTAAATTAAGCCATTTAACTCAGTCATATTCTTGTAACCGCCTTTGCGAGAATAGTAAACGGTCAATTCTGCAATTATCATTTTTTCTTCTTTTTTCATTAATTCAACAGCAGTATCCAAATCAGCAAACCTCATTCCTAGTTCTTCTTGTTGATAGGATAATTTGCTAGGGTCAAATTCTATGGTGTAAATGTCACTCATTATATAACTTACTCCATTCTTTATCAGATATTTTCTTTAAAAGTTTAGCTTTCCATTCCTCATTTATAGATTTGTCAGAATGTGCTTTATTATGACAATCCCTACAAACTGGAAATAAATTATCAATCCTATTTAATCGGTTGTTTTTAACCCCACCCATGCCTTTAGGTATTAAGTGGTGTATATCTACAGCTTGATGTCTATAACAACCCCAACAAGTGGGAATATCGCTTTCACAATACCCCCAAAAGTCAGCAAATAGTTTCTTATAATTTTTTAAGGTTTTCATTAAAAGCAATCACAGCATTTTTAGTTAGTTCTGCAATGTCATGTACTGAGAATTGACCAGAACCCATAGACCTGCCAACAATACCTGTAACAAATATATCTAGCCTTTGAGTGTCGTTTTTACTAAACCCATTAGTTGCTTGTACTGGTGCTGTTTGAACTGGTACAGATTGCATATACTGGTCTTCTTGCTGTGCTTGTTCATCTGATACTTCACCATTAGTAACTATTTCAACATCTTTAATATTACTATATGGATTCCCTTTTTCAGATGTTTTTGTGTTGACTATAGTGTATTTTATAACATCTCCAGTTTTAGGAACTGGATATAAAGGCATACCTCTAGCATAAAGCATTTTGCCATCTATGGTTTGAATAGCATAGTTTGGTATTCCATCTTTAGTATTGTCATAAATTTTTTCTATTGTTTTCATTTTTAACTCCAATTTTATTATTTATTTAATACGTTATAACCTCGACCCTCTAAGCAATTATTAATTAAATCTTGCCTAGTTTGTGCTTTAGGACTTAGCCATAACACCTTGAATCTTAACAAATTATATACTATTTTGCCCTGTTCTAAAACGAAATTCGTTTCATCTTTTACTAGGTCACGACAAGTATATAAATCGTCATGAAATCGGTTCATATCGCCTTTAATATTTGCCGATGATTTTCCCCTGCTATCTACAATAGGTGTACTAGAACAGCTTGAAAGCAAGGCTAAACCACCTAATAGCAAGAAAACTATTGTAACCTTTATCTTAAAATAAGATTTTCGGTTATATTTACTGGCTTCCAAAATATGAAGCCTAACATATTTATTCATTATCAGCTCCAATCTTTTCTATGCCATATTCTTTTATTAATTGCCCTAAAACTAAGCCATCATTAAAACCCCTTTTGTAGTATTGTGAAAATTTTTTATCTGGGTTAATTTTTTGGTTTAATATACCATCTTGAATACCATCTTTATAAAATGTTAAATAAGTTTCTCTTTTCTTTTCTAAAGGATTAATCATTAGTTTGCTCCCTTAAAATGCTATTAGTAAAAAGTAAGCAAATCCAAATAAAATAATCAAAAATGCTGTTTCTAAAATATATTGACCATAGTTTTTAATAAATTGAATCATTGTTTTTCCCCTTTAATCTTTTCTCTAATTTTTTAACAATTTCTAAATGTTCATTACATTCTTGAATCAATCTCATTCTTTTTTGAAAAGAAAATGGTGCATGCTCCCATTCATATGTTTCTCTCCTAGTTTCAATATCAACAGGAAATATTTTTAGAGCTTGTCTTATAACTTTTATTTCTTCTTTAGATAATGATATTCTTCTATTCATTGAAACCTCTCCCTGCTAAATATGCTTCATATTGCTCATAAGACATATCTTGTATTTCAAAATCTGTAAGTTGTTTTTGTTTTTCGCTTATCATTTCCCTTAATTCATCAAGGACTGAAACAACGTGTAAATTCCAAGGTATATTTTTTGAAATTCTATCAACAACTTTTTGCAGTCTATTTATATCATGTATTAAATCGTTCATAATATTCTCCTATAAAAAGAGTGCCGTTAAGCACTCTGTTGTTCTAGTTGAGATTTATGAAAAACTGGGAATTTTCTGCCAGACATTTCAACTTTAGAAGAACCATCTGCTTGCTCTTTAAATTCTTCCATAGGTCTTATTATCTTGGCTATAGCTTTAGTTCCTTTAGGAATTTTATAACCAAGCTCTATAGCTTGCCTAAAAGTCATAAAACCACCTTTTAAACCAGTAGCTTCTAATATTTCAATGTTTTTACCAGAATATGGTCTTTTTGTTTTTTCGTTATAGTACATTTTGAACTCCAATTTATTATTATTAATTAACTTTATAACCTAGATATTAAACTAGGTTTTTTATAATGTAAACGATTAAATGCAATTTTTTTTATTTTTCGCAAAAAAAAGAGGGAAATAAATCCCTCAATTTCTGGTATAGAAAATAAAGTTAAGAACTCTTAGCTCTTTCCCAATCAAAACTATAATCTCTTACAGATGATTTATTAGCTTCAATTAAATCAACTATCATTTTGCTAATTTTTGATGAAACTTTTCTGCTACAAGATTTGCCAGATGATAATTTAGATTGATGAAAATAATACTTTCTTTCTTCATGTTTCCAAGTACCATTTTTAAATAAATAACATCTTCTGTCATCAGTTGGATAATACCAACCTTTATATTCTGCACCATCATTTGATGAACAATGAAAATAAATACATAATGGATATCGGTGTTCTAATTGACCTATATTTCTAGCATCGTAAATTTTATTAAGTGTTAAATTTGTCATTTTATACTCCGTTATTATTATTATAAAGTTATGTTATTTGATTTCATGTACTCAAGATATTTAGCAAATCTGTCAACACCAGTTTTCTTTGAATATCTGTTATACTCTGTA